GCAATCACAAGCATTAATGCAATTATCACAAATTGGTTTACAGTTTGACGAGAGTAAATCAGAGAATCCGTTTGCATATTATACAGCGGCAATAACAAATTCGTTTACAAGGATATTAAACATCGAAAAGAAAAATCAATCTATAAGAGATGATATATTAGAATATAATAATATGAATCCATCCTACACAAGACAAGGCGAAAGAGAAAGAAACACAGTAGCATATAAGAAAAAAATGGAAACTGCTCATGGAGACGTAAAAATTATGAATAAAACTGATATAAAAGAATTAAACAAAAAACTTAAGAAAAAAGGAAAATTAACTGAAAAAGATTTCCAAAACGCAAAGTATAAAGAATTAAAAACAAAGGATATTAAACCTCCAACGGTTATTAAAAAATTCGGCAGAGGTAGATAATGGCATTTTTTAAAAAAGTTGCTTGTTTTACAGATATACACTTTGGAATGAAAGGTAACAGTCGTGTACATAACGATGACTGTGAATCATTCATTTATTGGTTCATAGAACAGGCTAAAGCACACGGTTGCGAAACTTGTATATTCTTAGGCGATTGGCATCATCACAGGTCTGCAACAAACGTTTCCACAATGAACTACACCGTTTCTAATATGGAAAGATTAGGTGCGGCATTTGAAAAAGTTTATGTTATAATGGGCAATCACGATTTATTCTACAGAGAAAAAAGAGAAATTAATTCTATGGAATATATCAGAAACATTCCAAACATACATCTTGTAAATGATTGGATTGTAGAGGATGACGTTGCAATTATTCCATGGATTGTAGGAGACGAATATAAAAAGATTCAAAAAATGAAACAACAATATGTTTTTGGACATTTTGAACTTCCGTACTTTAAAATGAATGCTATGGTAGAAATGCCAGATGTTGGAACTATTAAAACAGAACACTTTGCAAATTGTGGTATGGCGTTCTCAGGACACTTCCACAAAAGACAAGTAATGAAAAATGTAACCTATATGGGTAATGCATTTCCACACAATTACGCAGATGCCGGTGACGATGAACGTGGTATGATGGTATTAGAATATGGTGGAAAACCAAAATATATTAATTGGCCTGATATGCCAAGATACAGACATATTAAAATAAGTGAACTATTAAAAGATGCTGATAATTTATTAAAACCTAAAATGTATGTGAGAGTAACACTAGATATTAAAATTTCTTACGAAGAAGCAAACTTTATTAGAGAAACATTTATTGAAAAATATCAATTAAGAGAATTACAACTAATACCAGAACAAGTTGATCAAGCACAACAACCAACTGTAGAAGTACAAAAATTTGACTCTGTTGATCAAATTGTAATTAAACAACTCGACGGTGTCGATTCTGAGACTTATGATAAAAATATTTTAATGGCAATATACAATAATTTAGATGTTAACAATTAAAAATTTAACTGTAAAAAACTTTATGAGTGTGGGTAATCAAACCCAGGCTGTTGACTTTAACAACAAGCATTTAATTCTTGTTATTGGAGAAAATATGGATTTAGGTGGTGACGATGCTGGTGCAAGAAATGGTACTGGTAAGACTACTATTGTTAATGCATTGTCATATGTGTTCTTTGGCGACCCTTTAACAAATATTAGAAAAGATAATCTTGTAAACAAAACAAATGAAAAAGGAATGGTAGTAAGTGTTAACTTCACAAAAAATAATGTTGATTACACTATTGAAAGAGGAAGAAAACCACAGATATTTAAATTTTATGCAAACGACATTGAACAAAATACTGACAACAATGAAGCACAAGGCGAAAACAGAGAAACTCAAAAAGAAATAAACAAATTGCTTGGCATGACTCACTCAATGTTTAAAAATATAATTGCATTGAACACATACACACAACCATTTCTTGCAACTAAACAAGCAGAACAAAGAGAAATAATTGAACAATTACTTGGTATTACTTTGTTGAGTCAAAAAGCAGAGTTACTAAAGGATCAACAAAAAGCAACTAAAAACGAGTTAACTGAAGAAAAATATAAAATTGATTCGCAAATTGCATCAAATGAAAAAATACAAGAGTCTATTGAAAGTTTAAAAATAAGATCCAGTGCTTGGCAAAAACAAAAGGAAGACGATATTGAAAAATTTGCAGAAGCAATAACTGAATTAGAAAAAGTAGATATAAAAGCAGAACTAGATGCACACAAACGTCTACAAAAACACACAGAGATGCAGACTGCTTTAAGAAGTTTGCAAAAAGAAAAAGCATATCACGAAGATTCATACACAAAAGCAAAAACCACAGTGGAAAAAACTGAAAGTGATTTAGAATACGCCGCACAACAAAAATGTCCTACTTGTGAACAAGAGTTACACGATGACAAACACGAACAATTAGTTGGCAAACTTAAAACAACACTAACTGAATCGAAAGACTATGCAGAAAAACTAAGAAGTGATCTTGTAAAAATACAACAGGGCATTGATGATCTGGGTGATGTTGGTCAAGTTCCGGATACGTATTATGATAATATTGATGAGGCGTACAATCACAAAGGTTCTTTAAAAGATTTAAGTCGTCAATTAGAACAGACAAACAACAAACAAGATCCGTATGCAGAACAGATAGAAGAACTAACAAAAACAGCAATACAAAAAATTGATTACATTAAAATCAATGAATTAGAAGATTTAAGCAGACACCAAGACTTTTTATACAAACTGCTGACAGCAAAAGATTCATTTATCAGAACAAGAATTATTGAACAGAACTTAACGTATCTAAATCAACGTTTAGCATACTATCTAGGACAGGTAAAACTTCCACACACAGTAACTTTCCAATCAGACTTAACTGTGCTTATCGAAGAACTTGGTAGAGAACTAGACTTTGATAATTTAAGCAGAGGTGAAAGAAACAGATTGATATTAAGTTTAAGTTGGGCATTCAGAGATGTATGGGAATCACTTTATCAACAGATCAACTTGATGTTTATCGATGAATTGATTGATGCTGGTATGGATACTTCGGGTGTTGAATCCTCAATGGCAGTCCTAAAAGACATGAGTAGAACACAACAAAAGAATATTTTCCTAATATCTCACAAAGATGAGTTGGTAAGCAGAGTAAATTCAGTGCTAAAAGTAATAAAAGAAAATGGTTTTACCAACTATGCTAATGATGTAGAAATAATAATTTAAGTTTTTCTTGACAAAACCAGTTCTTACGTGCTTTAATAGTAGTTATGTTAATTAACAATACAAGAAGAAGGATAATATTATGTCACAAACACATGAACAAATAATGACTGAGATCCAATCTTACTCTGAAGAGAACCAAAAGTTCACAGAGAAAGGTGTAAAGGCTTCTGCAACAAGAGCCAGAAAAGCTCTTGCAAACTTGTCGAAGTTGATCAAGGCTAGAAGAAAAGAAATTCAAGAATCTAAAAACGCGGCAAAAACAGCGGCGTAATTTAGCCAATTGGATCCAATTAATAAAGCCTCTGCTATTTTTAGTAGGGGCTTTTTCTATTTTAGTCTTTAGGAAGAACTTGTTTGTGAACTCTTACTCTAATATGTCCGTTGTAATATTTGTCAGTTTCTAATACTTTACGGGCAAACTGTTCTCTTGCTTCGATATAATTACACTCGCCTCTATTTTTACAATAAAATAAAATTTCCCTTTTAAATTTTTCTTTACCAATTTTATCTATATCTTCAAGCAACGCATTACTAGATCCAAAATAATCTTGCCAATCGCTTGGTATAGTATATCTTCTTTTGTTTACTCTGCCCTTTAAAGGTCTACGTGATCTTTTAAATTTTGATAATTTTTTGCCAATATATTTTTTTCCGTTGTGAGTATTTGTTATTTCATAAACAAATCCAGCACACCATTCGGGTAGTTCTTTTACTGGTTTTCCTTTGTGAGTCCAAAATTTTGACATTATAATAAAATCCTTTCTACGATTTTTTGTTCGTTTATTGGAACTTTTGGTAAAATATGTATTCTTAAATCATCACTATTATTGTAAACCGAATGATCTTTTCCTATTTGTACTAAAAATACATCTCCCGGTTTTTCAAAAGGTATTTCTCCGTACTCATCAACTAAAAATTTGCAACCTTGAGGTTGTGTTACAGCAAAGTTAATACCTGATAAATTGTTATCCTCATAATCTCTGTGTATAGGTATACTTGCTCCTGGCTCTAAAAAATGAATGTGTATTTTATCTTTCTCTGCGTTTGAAAAATTAAACAATCCAGACTCTTTGAACCAAGCGGATAATTTTGGTGCGTGGTTGTATGATATTGATCTAAAACTAACATCTTCGTTTTCTGCTAATGCTAATCCAGTCCATCCAGGTTCTTCTTTATCAAACTTTTGGTAACGTGTAAAACTAAATGTTTTGGCTTTGTCTTTTAGTGCCAAACATTCATCTAAAAACTGATCTGCAGGAAAATCAATATCTAACTTAATATATCCAATTGGTAATTTGATTATTTCTTCCCATACATTGAATTTCTTTTTGAAATTGTTTTTATCAAAAAATTCTTGCATATTGGTATTTAGACTCAAATTGATTGACCTATAATTTTCTTATTGATATAATAGTAAGTGATAGGCACATCATAAATTCAATCAGGCAAACATAGCATCATCATAGGGAGAGTGAACTACTCTGTAACAACAGCGGCGAATCACTGGGTGCAAACGGCAAAAATGAAGGAGCTCTGAGAAAAAGCAACTCCAGGTTTACCAAAGATTATCGTATAAGGATTTGGTAGGCTCGCGTTGGATAGAACAAGCAAATGGGTACAGCACAACCGCCCAGTTACGACAGCGATATACGGTGACTATAAACTCAGCACATGGGTAAGTCGTTCTGCTAGAAATAGCAGAACTATGACTAACATCTAGCACATAGGACGCA